ATGATAGGGTTCAAGATTAGATGAGTGGTAAAGTTAAACCTTCAGAAAGGATGGGATATATTTCTTCAGTTGAAGATGCTAGAAATTCTCTTGAAAAGATCTTTAATAATACTAATAATTAAAAAGCCTATATCTCATCTTCAACGGCAGCAAAGCGATTCTACCTATATTTCATTCTTTTGTCAAGTCTCCAAAGTGTGTTATAATGCGTATAGCATTTATTAATAAAAAGAGACCGATGTTATGTCTAAAAAGAAAACCGAACATTATGTAAATAATAAAGATTTATTAGAAGCACTTATTGTTTATAGAGAAAAAGTAGAAAAAGATTTCTTTAAGAGAAATTCTAGAAATCCTACAAGAGAAGATAGATCAAAGCATTGGGAAGGAAAACCACCCATTCCAAATTATCTTGGAGAATGTTTTTTAAAGATTGCAACTCATTTATCTTATAAACCAAATTTTGTCAACTATATGTTCCGTGAGGACATGATTTCTGATGGTATAGAAAATTGTGTTCAATATATTCATAATTTTGACCCAGAAAAGTCTAAGAATCCTTTTGCATATTTCACTCAAATTATTCATTACGCATTTTTGAGAAGAATTCAAAAGGAGAAAAAGCAATTGGAGATAAAAAATAAAATTATTGAAAGGACTGGATTTGATGAGGTTATGATGGTAGATGACAGCTTGCTTTCTGGGCATAGTTCAGAGTATAATAGTATTAAAGACGCTATTCAATATCGTAGTAAATGAAGGTAGCAATTTTAACGGACACTCATTATGGATGTAAAAAAGGTTCTAAGTATCTTCATGATTACTTTGAACTTTTTTATAAGAATGTATTTTTTCCCTCTCTTGAAAAATATGGGGTAGGAACTATTATTCATATGGGTGATGCCTTTGATAGTCGCAAATCAATTGATTATCAAAGTCTTGAGTGGGCAAAGCGTGTAGTTTTTGACCCTCTTAAAAAATATGATGTTCATATGATCATCGGTAATCATGATACTTATTATAAAAACACTAACACTGTAAATTCTCCAGAACTCCTTCTTCAAACATATCCAAATATTAAAACTTATAGTGATCCTGCTGAAATTAATATTGGTGGTTTAAACATTTTATTGATACCCTGGATCAATCAAGAAAATGAAGCAAACACTCTTAAGATGATTGGAGAATCCAAGAGTAAATGTGCGATGGGCCATCTTGAGTTTCAAGGATTTAGAGTTAATCGTCAATTAGTGATGGAACATGGACTGGATTCAACTATTTTTAAAAACTTCACAAAAGTATTTTCTGGTCATTACCACACTCGTTCTGATAATGGACGCATTTTCTATTTGGGTAATCCTTATGAAATGTACTGGACAGATGTGAATGATACACGCGGTTTTCATATTTTTGATACGGAAACCCTTACTCATACTCCAATTAATAATCCTTATAAATTATTTTATAACATTTATTATGAAGATACTCCTTATCAATTGTTTGATGCAACAGAGTATGAAAACAAAATTGTTAAGGTGATTGTTCGTAAAAAATCTAAACCAAAAGATTTTGAAAAATTTATTGATAAACTTTATTCTGCAAAAATTCAAGAATTGAAAATTGTAGAAAATTTTGACATTATTGAAAATGAAGATTTTGCAATTGAAGAAGAAGAAAACACAATTTCAATTCTAAATCGTTATATTGACGAATCTGAATTTGAATTTGATAAAACAATTGTCAAAGGAATCTTTGAAGATTTGTATAAGCAAGCTTGCGAAGTAGAATAAAAATGTTTCTTCTTACTCTTAAAGACCGAAAAGACGATGGTGCTTATGCTGTTCAGGATCAGTATGGACATAAAGTTTTGTTTTTATTTGAGGAAGAGGATGATGCAACTCGGTATGCTTTGATGCTTGAAGACCAAGAAGATCAAGAAATGGAAATTATTGAAGTTGATGATGAACTTGCTATAAAGACTTGTAAGATGTATAATTACAAGTATGCCGTGATCACACCTGAAGATATCGTAATTCCTCCAAAACATGTTAGTATTTCATAAGATTAGATATAAAAACTTCCTTTCATCTGGTAATCAATTTACTGAAATTAATTTTGAAAAGCATTCTACAAATTTAATTATAGGAACTAATGGAGCAGGAAAATCAACTGTTCTCGATGCCTTGACTTTTGTTTTATTCAATAAACCATTTCGTAAAATTAATAAACCACAACTAATTAATACCATAAATGAAAAGGATTGTTTGGTTGAGATTGAATTTTCTGTAAATAATAGAGATTATCTTGTTAGACGTGGGATTAAACCAAATATTTTTGATGTAATAGTAAATGGTGTTACCCTTCACAAGGAATCTGATGATCGGGCAAATCAGAAAATTTTAGAAGATAATATTTTAAAAGTAAACTATAAGTCTTTTACTCAAATTGTTATTTTGGGTTCTAGTACTTTTGTTCCTTTTATGCAACTTACAACTACAAATAGGCGTGAAGTAATTGAAGATCTTTTGGATATTCGTATCTTCTCCGCAATGAATAGTATTATTAAAGATAAAATTCGCGAAAAAAAAGACCAAGTAAAATCTCTTCAATTCAAAAAGGAAACTCTCAAAGATAAAATTAAAATGCAAGAGAGTTTTATTGAAGAACTTGAGAATCGTGGTAATGCTAATATAAGTTCTAATAAAGAAAAAATTATTAAATTGACTGCTGAAATTGACGATCATATAAATCAGAATTCTAATGTTGAGGAAGTTGTTGTTAATAAGACGAAATTGCAAGAAGAAGTAGTTGGTGCTGAAGATAAATTAACTAAATTAAACAATCTTAAGGGAAAGTTATCCCAAAAAGTTTTTACAATCACTAAAGAGCATAAGTTCTTTAGTGAAAATACGGTTTGCCCAACTTGCACTCAAACCATTGAAGAGGAGTTTAGGTTAAATAGAATTGAAGATGCTCAAAATAAAGCAAAGGAACTCCAGAAAGGTTTTCAAGAACTTGAGGAGACCATAAAATCAGAACAAGAAAGAGAGCGTCAATTTACAGTTCTATCTAAGGAGATTACGAAACTCAATCATGAGATTTCTCAAAACAATACTCGGATATCACTTAACCAGCGACAAATCCGAGATCTTGAAAATGAAATTCAAACAATTACCAAAAACCTTGCAAATAGAAATACTGAGCATGAGAAGTTAGAAGAATTTCAATCCAATCTCCAAAAAACATTCGAAGACCTTTCAGAAAAAAAAGAAGAAATCGTTTATTACGATTTTGCCTATTCCTTACTCAAGGATGATGGTGTAAAGACGAAGATTATTAAGAAGTATCTTCCGTTCATAAATCAGCAGGTGAATCGTTATCTTCAGATGATGGATTTTTATATTAATTTCAATCTGGATGAAGAATTTAACGAAACTGTAAAATCACCAATTCATGAACATTTTTCCTATAGTTCATTCAGTGAAGGTGAAAAAATGAGAATTGATCTTGCCCTTCTCTTCACTTGGAGAGAAGTTGCCCGAGTCAAAAATTCAGTCAATACTAATCTGCTGATTATGGATGAGGTGTTTGATTCTTCATTGGACGGTTTTGGCACTGATGAATTCTTGAAAATCATCCGCTATGTGATTAAGGATGCTAATATATTCGTGATTTCTCATAAGGCAGACCTGCATGACAAATTTGAAAGTGTCATAAGGTTTGAAAAAGTCAAAGGTTTTTCGCGTATGGTGTCCTCACAAGCACAAGACTAATGCAAGTTCCTAATCGCTACCATCATTCCAAGAAAGAACAAAAAAGGAAACTAAAACCGCAAGCACTCCGACAAGCAAAGGCACGTCGCCAAGCACTCAAGAAGCGTCTCCAGAACGGGGACGCTTCTTTTTTATAAATATCTAAAAAGTCTTTATAAAAAATGAACTCAAAGGAATTAAAAAATATTTGGGAAGCATATAATACAGTTTATGAGCAAACTGGAGTTAAAGTTCCATCTGGTGCTAGTGATACCGAAGCACTTAAGGGACTTATTCCAAAAGGTGATAAGGTTCATGAAGTTCCAAAGAAAAAATCTACCTTACAAAATGCTTCTTATGAACCAGAAGGTGAGCAGTTAAGTGAAAATCCTCTTGCGTCATTGGATAAAATTGCTGGTAATACAGTAAGAACTGTTGGTGGTATGATTGGTAAAAATCGGGGACAAAAAACTGGTATTCCTGGTGGAGGAACCGTTGGGGAAATTATTGGCAGAAATAAGGCCGATACTCTTTACAACAAAGCTAAGCAAACTGTTGGTGGAGTTCTTAATCAGTCTTATGATCCAGAAGGAGAATTAGTTGAAGATCAAGAAACTAATGAAATTTTTAATTATCTGTTAGAATACTTAGTTGCCGAAGGTTATGCTGACACTAATCAGGCAGCTCTTGTTATTATGGCAAATATGAGTGAAGAGTGGAAACAAAATATTGTAGAAGTTTTGGGTGGGCAACCTGGTGATGGGTATATTGGTCATCCAAGATTGGGCATTAAGAATTCATCTGCTCCCCCTAAAAAATCCACTAATATTGCTCCTAAAAATACAGGTCTTGCTGGAAAATTGGGAAATAGGGCATCTGAACTAGAGGACGCAATAAATAAACTTAGATAATTGGGCAGTTTTTAAACTGGCACACAAGAGGGTCTCACCACCCTCTTTTTTTGTATGATACGTTCATACGCAACAAACCCATGACCGTTCGCCACGAAATCAAATCTCAACTTGCCAAGCTGCTTGCCACGGAAGATCTGGTGGTTGAGCACAAGAAGGTGGAGACTGCCCAATTTAACGTTCACACCCGTGTGCTTACGCTTCCTATGTGGGAGAAGGCAAGCAACACCGTATACGACCTTCTGGTGGGACATGAGGTGGGACACGCCCTCTATACGCCTGATGAGGATTGGACCGTAAACGTCAAGGTTCCTCCGCAGTTTGTGAATATTGTGGAAGATGCCCGTATTGAGAAGATGATGAAGCGCCGCTATCCTGGTCTTGCCAAGACTTTCTTTAACGGTTATAAAGAACTTTCTGATGATGATTTTTTCCAACTCAAAGACGATAATCTCGAAATCTATAATCTTGCCGACCGTGTAAACCTTTGGTTTAAGATTGGAAACTATGTTGATATTCCTGTTGAGCGTGGTGAGGAAACTGAAATTGTCAATCTGGTTGCTGATAGTGAAACCTTTGCTGATGTTTTGATTGCTGCAGAGGCACTCTATAAGTATTGCAAGCAGAAGCAACAAGAAGAAACTAAAATCCAGATTGATGATCTGCAATCGCAGCAGAGTGGTTCCAATCAACCTGCATCTGATTTTTCTGATCAGCAAGAGGGTGAGAATGATCAACCTTCATCGGAGGGATCTGAAGGATCTTCTTCTAACCAAGATTCTTCTCAACCACAACAAAAACCTTCTCAATCTAATGAAGGTGGAGAGGATAATGAACCTGAAGTCAAGACTATTGACAAACTTGAGGAAGCACTCAAGGAACTGATTGATGGCGATGCATATGAGAATGTATATCTTGAACTTCCTAAACTTGATTTGGATAAGATAATTGTTCCTAATTCTGAAATTCATGCAAAGTGCAAAGAAAGTTGGGATACTTACCTTACTAACTGTGGGTATGCCCATCAAGAAATCTTTGGTGAAGTTGATAAGCAGTTTGTAGAGTTCAAGCGTTCTGCTCAAAAGGAAGTCAACTATCTGGTAAAAGAGTTTGAGTGCCGTAAGGCAGCAGATTCTTATGCCCGTGCTTCAACTGCTCGCACAGGTGTTTTGGACTGCTCTAAACTTCACACATACAAATATAACGAAGATATCTTCCGTAAAGTGACAACTCTTGCAGATGGTAAGAATCATGGACTAGTGTTTGTTCTGGACTGGTCTGGTTCTATGTGTGATGTGATGCTTGATACTGTCAAGCAACTCTTTAACCTGGTTTGGTTTTGTAAGAAAGTTAGTATTCCTTTTGAGGTTTATGCTTTTACTACAGATTATCCTTTAGTCAAGTATGAAGACGGTAAAGTAAATCTTCGTCAACTTGCTTACAAGAAAAAGGACGGTCTTGTTCAAGTTGGCGAATGGTTCTCTATGATGAATCTTCTCACCAGTAAAGTGAATGGTAAGACTCTTGAGGATCAAATGAAGAACATTTTCCACCTTGCTGCTTCTTTCAATTGTAGGAATTATTCTCGATACCCTGTTCCTGTTGGTATGAGTCTTTCTGGAACTCCTCTGAATGAGGCGCTGATTTCCTTGCATCAAATTCTCCCCAAATTCCAAACAGAGAATAAACTTCAGAAGGTTCAGTGCGTTGTTCTAACTGATGGTGAAGCTTGTGCGATTAAGTATCACCGTGAGGTTCAACGCCGTTGGGAACAAGAACCTTTTATGGGAACTGCACATATTGGTCCAAATGCTTTTCTCCGTGATCGTAAAACGGGTAATACGTATTCTTTTGATTGTGAGTGGCATGAATTTACTGATGTTCTTCTTCATAACTTGAGAGATTCTTTTACTAACATTAATTTTATTGGTATTCGTGTACTTGAGTCTCGTGATGCTGGTTCTTTTATTCGACGCTATTGTGGTTATTATGGAGATGAGTATGATAAAGTAATGGGCACTTGGAGAAAAGAAAAGGCATTTTCTATCAAAAAATCAGGATATCACACGTATTTTGGTCTTTCTTCTAATGCCCTTTCACAAGATTCTTCATTTGATGTTGCCGAATGTGCTACTAAATCTCAAATTAAAAATGCATTTGCAAAAAGTCTTAAAACTAAAAAAATGAATAAGCGTATTCTTGGAGAGTTCGTGGAACTGGTTGCTTAATCACCAACATTTTATAAATACTTGAAAAAGTATTTGTTTGTATAAATGAACTCATCAATCGTAAAAGATATTAGAGAAGCCTACAATTCTGTTTATTATAGTGAAGATAACTTGTTTGAAGATATTGTAGATTTTTGTATTGGTAATGGTATTTTTGAAACTTCTGAAGAAACTGAGTACTTTGCAAATTTAATTATTCATAATGATCTTGCTCTTACTTTTGTCGAGGATGCTTTAGAGTATTATGCCGAAGAAGAATTACTCGAAGAAACTTATATTGCAGAAGTTAGTGCTGGATTATTGAAGGCGGGATTAAAGGCCGCTGGTGGTGTTTTAAAGAAAGTAACTCCAGCAGTTAGGGGTCTTCCCGCTAAAACTCTTGTAAAGAAAGGATATACTCCTGGTGGATTTAGTTCTACTGGGAAGCAACTTGGTAAAGTTAATAAACCAGCTCTTGCAACCCAAACTAGATCAATTCAGCAGGCAAGAGCAGCAAGAAAACCACCAGAAGCTCCAAAGGCAAATAAGTATGCTAATATGCTTGCTGCAAAGAAAGCAGCAGCACCTGCTCCTTCCGCTAAACCTGCAGCACCAAAATCTGGAGGAGGGATGACTCCTTCCTATGTTGCAAAAAGGGGAGTAACTGATACTCTTGCAACTACATTGGCACTTGGCATGGGTCATATGGCTGGTCTTAAACCAGCAACAAATGTCTTAAGGCAAATGTCCCAACCAATTGTTAGAACAGTTCAGGCAACTCAAAGAACTGCACCTACTGTATCTACAGCAACTGCAAGAGCACCTAAACCAACTTTTAAACCTGAAGCACTACCCAAAACTCAAAAATTGGCAGAACCTGGTGGGGCATTGGTTAGAACTAAAGCACCTAAACCAACATTTAAACCTGAAGCACTTCCTAAAGTGCAAAAAGGATCAGAACCTGCAGGAGCACTAGTTTCCACAAGAGCACCTAAACCAACGTTTAAACCTGAAGCACTTCCTAAAGCAAAAACATCAGGAGAACCTGCAGGAGCATTAGTTTCGACAAGAGCACCTAAACCGACGTTTAAACCTGAAGCACTTCCTAAAGCGCAAAAAGGAGCAGAACCTGGTGGGGCATTAGTTTCCACAAGAGCACCTAAACCAACATTTAAACCTGAAGCACTTCCTAAAGCGCAAAAAGGATCAGAACCTGCAGGAGCATTAGTTAGCACTAGAGCACCTAAAGCATCTAAATCTGGATTATCTCCAGAAGGGCAGGCAATTCAAAGATTAAATAAAATGACTGGTGGTGGTCCTTTAGGAACTAGAGAATTACCAAAGATTTCTCCTAGAGCACCAAAACCAGCTTGGGGTGCAGGGGCAACTCCACCCAAACCTCAACAATCTCCTGGACAAGCACAGAGAAGTGTTGATTTACCTCCGAGTAAAACAACTTCTTCTGCCAAATCATCTAAAAAAACTCCAACTCCATCAACTGGAAAGGGTGGAAGTGGTGGTGGATTAACTTACACTACTCGTGCTACTTTATCTCCTACAGAAAAGGCAGGAAACATGAAGTATCCTGGACTTGAAAAGTATGCAACAGGATCTGGACCTGGAACTGGTGGCGCAAAACCACCTAAAAAATCTTCACTTGGACCAGCAATTGGAGTTGCTGCGGCTGGAGCAGCAGTTACTGGTTCTGAAAATCAACAGAAAAAACAACAAAAAACAACATCAGTATCAAATATTGAGAAACCAAAGAAAAAGGTTACTGGGGATGATGTAAGAAAGAGTTTTGATACTGCTTTTGCCACAGAAAGAAAACTAAAAGGATCAAAGGGTACTTTTAGTTGGACAAATCCTTCAACTGGAAAGACTGGTACTTATACAACTAAAATGACAAAAGAATCTGTAGACAATTTTGATATTATTTTAGATGCACTTTTAAGTGAAGGATATTCTAATGAAGATGCTTTAGTAATTATGTCTAATTTAAATGAAGTTGCAGTTACTAAGTTGTTATTAAAACTTCAAAAAGCTTTACCCAAATTATCTGATGAAGGTAAAAAAATGGCGGGAAAAATTATGAAGAAACAAGGAACTACTGCTGCCGATCTTGAAAGACAGAAAATGTCTCCAGTTCGCAAGCAGCAAACAAAACAAAGACAGGAAAGAGAACCTGAAGATAAGTATGGACATCCATCTCTGAGTGCTGCGGAAAGAAATCCATCACTACGCTGATTTTAAATTAATTTTTAAAAAATAAAATTCAAAAAATTATACTTAATAAATAATTTTATAGAATTCTATTAGGATTGATGAGTAGATTTACCGATTTATTTCAAGAACCAGCACCAGCACCCGAACCAACTCCAGAACCTGTAAAGGTTGAAGAGGTTGTGGTTGAAAAACCATTAGTTGCACCAAAGCCTGCCAAGAAAAAATTTACTATTAATTGATGACCAATCTTTGAACTGGCACAGGGGGCACTACGCTGCCCCCTTTTTGCTTCTATAATTACTTTGTTGAAACAAACCACCTAACTACATCATGCCTCGCAAACTTCCTGTGACTGACGCACAACTGATTGAATCTCTGCAGAATCTGTATGGACCAGAAATTACTTCTGGCGATCTCCGAGGTTTTTGTGCTTATCGCAATCTTAACTATCAGACTATTTCCAATAAACTTGCACAATACAAAACTGATCGTGGTCGCTGGAATCTGGAAGTGACTCAAGAACGTGTTGAAGAGATTGAGCGTTCTTATAGTGCTCCTGCAGTTCTCCCCACATCTGAACAAAATCTTATCCCCGACAAAGATGATACCTTCGTCAAGTTTGGTAACTTTAACGATATTAAAAAAATTATTCAGTCCAATATCTTTTACCCTGCGTTCATTACGGGTCTTTCGGGTAATGGTAAAACGTTCAGTGTGGAGCAAGCTTGTGCTCAACTGAAGCGGGAAATGATCCGTGTAAACATTACGATTGAAACTGATGAAGACGATCTTATCGGTGGGTTCCGCCTTGTAGATGGTGCTACTGTTTGGCATAATGGTCCTGTCACCGAAGCACTCCAACGTGGAGCGATCCTGCTGCTGGATGAGATTGACCTTGCCTCTAACAAGATTCTGTGCCTCCAATCTGTTCTGGAAGGAAAGGGTGTTTTCCTGAAGAAGATCGGACAATATGTGAAACCTGCTGCTGGTTTCAACGTGATTGCCACCGCAAACACCAAGGGCAAGGGTTCTGATGACGGACGCTTCATCGGCACTAACGTGCTCAACGAAGCATTCCTTGAGCGTTTCCCTGTAACGTTTGAGCAATCCTATCCCGCTCCCAGCACCGAGCAGAAGATCCTGGAAGGCGTTTCTCTGGATCTTGGCATGGAAGACCGTGATTTCTGCAAGCGCCTTGTAGACTGGGCAGACATCATCCGCAAGACCTTCTACGATGGTGGTATCGAGGAAATCATCAGCACCCGTCGCCTTGTCCACATCATCCGTGCCTACAGCATCTTCCAAGACAAGGCAAAGGCAATTCAAGTTTGCATCAATCGTTTTGATGACGAAACCAAACAGGCATTCCTTGAACTCTATGACAAGGTAGATGCAGATTTCAAAATGCCTGTTGACGCAGAACCTCAATCCTGATATAATTGGGGAAGGTAAAAATGTGCCTTCCCTTTGTTCTTTATTTTTGAAAAATTATGCCTTCTGAAAATTTTGAAAGCACTTATGAAAGTTCAATTCCAAAAACCAACAATTTCACATTCCTAGGAGGAGCAAGTTCTTCGGATACGATTTCCTTCGGAAATACTCATCTTCCAGGTGGAATGTATGATTCCTCTCAAGACTACTGGGATTATGATGGGATTAGTTTTACTGGAAATCCTTATGCATCTCCTGATGTTCTTACAATGAATTCTTATAACGTTAAAATGACTGAAGACACTAATAAAAATGGTTTCTGGAAATACAATGAAGATAAAATCCTGAAACAACTTGAAGAGTATATTTCAAGCACTTATCGCCAGCATTATGTTGATCGCACTGGTGGTGGAAAAGAGCAAACTCTTGATAAAATCAAACACAATCGTCGTGAAGGATTCTGTGCTGGCAATGTAACCAAGTATATTGATCGTTATGACACCAAAGGCACTCCTCGTGCAGATCTTTTTAAGGTTCTTCACTATACTATTCTTCTGATCAATCATCTCAACCTTATTGAAAACAAGTGAACATGGAACCAAAAACTATGAAACTTTCTGATAATACTCTGACTATTCTCAAGAATTTTGCCAGCATCAATAATTCTATCCTTGTGAAGCAGGGAACTCGCCTTCGCACTATTTCTGTTGCCAAGAATATTCTTGCTGAAGCAGATATTACTGAAGAGTTTCCTCGCGATTTTGCTGTTTATGATCTGAACCAGTTTTTAAATGGTCTGAGTCTTCACCAGGATCCAGATCTTGACTTTACTGAGGAATCTTATCTCAGTATCAAGGAAGGTAAGCGTCGTGTGAAGTATTTCTATGCCGACCCTAATGTGATTATTTCACCTCCCGATAAAGCAATTCAACTTCCTTCTCAAGAAGTTTGCTTCCAATTGGATAGCACTTCTCTCGAGAAACTGGTTAAAGCAGCAGCAGTGTATCAATTACCCGACTTGTCTGCGGTTGGCGAATCTGGTGTTATCAAACTGGTTGTTCGTGATAAGAAGAATGATACTTCTAACGAGTACGCCATCGTGGTTGGTGAGACCGATGCTGAATTCACCTTCAACTTCAAAGTGGAAAACATCAAGATTATTCCTGGTGCATACGATGTGGTTGTGTCACAAAAACTTCTGTCACAATTCACAAATACTAAGTACAATCTCTGCTATTATATTGCCTTGGAACCTGATTCTACTTTTGGTTGATGGAATTTCTTTTATATTTGACCCCTATTGGTCGTGAAATCGTTCAGAACGTAATTCGTGCAGGATATCCAGTTCGGGAAAACATTGAGTTTTGTCGTGATAAGAATAGGTTTGGATATGGAAACTTTAATAAAATGGTCATCTGCACGAATAATATTAAACACAGTGGTTTGAATGTAAAAGAACAAATCAATTATACTGTGTATCACGAAGCAGTTCATATGGCACATATGTGCAATGGTTATAAACCATTTTATATTAATGTAAAGGATATGCCTCTCCCATGGAATAAAATGGAAGATATTAAAAAATCTATGGCAATGTCAACTGCTTCCAGACAAATGGAGCATGAAGCATTTTGGATGGAAGATAAACCAAAAAAAGTAAATTATGTAATCAAAAAGTATTGTTTTTGATATGAACATCTTCGTAACAAGTGAATATCCCGCAGAGAGTGCCATCTGCCTGCCTGACAAGCACGTTGTTAAAATGCCCCTAGAGTGCTGTCAGATGCTTTCCATCGTAGCATCCAAGTGGTATCACAATTATGGTCCTCTTCTCAAGGCAGACAGTACGCCCTACAAGACCGAGAAAGGAGCATTCCGTAACCATCCCTGCACCAAGTGGGCGGCGGATAGTATTCATAATGCTTA